GACTGTGCATACGTAAAAAACGCATTTATTGCAGAGGTGTCGTCAGCGATTCCATCGCAAACAGCACCAAAGCCTTTAACGTGAACAATGTCTCGCAGTGTGCTCTCAACGGTGCGAGAAACAGTCCCGGCTCCATCCTGAATAAATCCAATCAAAGCCGATCCATTACTAGCAGCCAACAACGGCAAAACTACACTGCCGTTTCCTGTAATGTTGTCATAAGTGGCAATCGTAGTGCCGGCGCTATTGGCAAGAACAAACTTATAACTTACTGCATCAGTCAACCAAATTTCCCCACCACTAGGCACACGCCCAGCCGAATCCAACACAATCGGGTTAGCGTGCGCGACGTTGCCGGCGTTGGTGGTGTAGGTGGCTTGCGGCGTAGTGGTTCCGGCTGCGTAAGTGAATACTTTGCCGCCGGAAAGCGGATCGCCATTGTTGTCAAAAAACTGAGCGCCTGCACCTGCAAGCATCGACAAATTAACAGTCATGTCGTTCCCTTACGCCAAGAATTTGAGTTTGTACAGCGTGCCGTAATACAGCCCGAGGATTTCATCAATAATGTTATGCAAAGGCGTGCATTCTTTATCTACTACTTTATACCGATTTGCCTCGATTTCATCGGCCTGTTCTTGCAGAAATTCGACGATATTGGCCGTTTTTTTGGCCGGCTGAAGGTTAATCCCCCCAATCAAACCATATTTGCCCTGATACGCTTCTGCAAACTTATCGGCCAGATCAATAATGCCTTCGTAAAAGCCTTGCAAAGCGACGTGTTTGGCATAGCTTCGCGTGTTCAGATGCACCGAATGGGCGACGTCACGCCCCAAAAACATGAGTCCTACAAAATCCGCCGCCTTCATTGCATGGCTCCCGGTTGAATTTGTTGTTCGTTAGGCTCTTCCGGCAATTCTTGACCTGGCATTTCACCAATCAGATCGCCCGAGGTGATCATGCCGGCAATCGTGCCCATGACGATATCTTGAATCTGCTCAGGCTGCATGCTGTTTTGCACTGCCGCCAAACGGCGCGTTTCCGCTTCGTATGCCTTGACCTTGGCCTCGAATTCCTTGACCTCAACGTCGCGGTTTTCGATGCTTTGATTCACGTGCTGCAACATGCTTGCCATTTGCTGCATTTCGGCCTGCATGGCCTGCATCTGTTGCTGCGCTGCCATAAGCTCTGGCGAGGCCTCAGCGTTATCTTCCAGCAGCTTCGGGTCAATCATCTTGCGCAGACGCTTGGCAAGGTCATCAGCGCCCGGCCAATCAAAGTTTTTGACCAGCAAATCGCCCGCCACTTGCCACAGCGCAGGATTAGCCTGGAGCACCTGCGCCATGCTTTCAGCAGCTTCCTGACGCTTGGTCATGTAACTCGGGCCAGTGGTCACGCACACGTCATACTTACCAACGGACGGGTTGTAAATCTTTTTGATCACCGCGCCGGTCTGTTGATCCACGATCTTGCGCACCGGCTCAGGCTGGGTCGGGTCAATCATCGCCATGTCCGCCTCGCCATCCAGCCCGATGATTCGCGCAATACGCTGGGTGTCGTAAATCTTGGGGATCAGATCCACAATCTGCCGTGTAAGATGCCGCACAGCCCGCGCCAAGTTATCGACATAGTGATACGTGCCGGTGTCCGACTGACGCTCACGCGCCAGAATAGCGCGTCCAGACTTTTCATTGCCCTGCATCCCGAGGCTGGCGTCATACTGGCCGGTGGTGCTTTTAATATCATCAGACGCGCCGACTTTGGCTTGAATGAGGCCAGATTGGGCCATAGGCGGCATAGCACGCTGAGGCAGGGGCAGCGGGTTGCCCAACGCATCAGTTGCGTCCGGGTTGACCTCAAGATACGGCCAATTTTGGGTATTGGCGGTCTTCCATTGAGTTTCGTACCCTTCAAACTGCCCGCCATATCCCACAAACGGGGCTTTTGGCGCCAAGGCAAGCATCTCTGCCTCTTGGCTGACCCAATAGTTATACATCCGCTGCGCGTCCTTGGCATTGCGCACAAGGCCGGACAAATACACGCGGCCATCGACTTCAAACTCATTGCCGACCACGCGCACCACGGGAATATACTTGCCCGCCCATTCGCGCTCTTCCAGCACTTCGTAGCCGTTGATTTTGCACCATTTGACCTTCTGGCGATCGACTTGACGAGTGCGGATAGTCTTCATTCCAGCGGCGCGCATCTGTTTGTCTTCAGGCGACCCGGCAAACGCCGTAGTCCCGCCGTAATACAAATTCAGCGTGGCCGGTTCGTGCTCAATGTAAAAATACTCGGCAATTCTGACGGTATTTTCATTGATCCACTGAGAAATGCTTTGATCTCCAACGCCAAGCTGTTGCAGCGTGGAGACAGGCGACGCATCCGGAAACATGCGCTCGTAATCTTCTCGGGTCACATCTTCGGTGATAAAGCACCATTTAGCATCCGCGCCGCACGGGTCCTGAATTATCGGATCCATATAGACCGAAAATGCATTACGAATTCGCCCGATTTTGATGTCCTGGTCAAACGTATCGTCGTCGCAATACTCAGTCAAAAGACGAATATATCCTTCGCCAAATGCGACCTGATTTTCGCAAGCGGTGTCATATGCGACATCAGCGTCCGAGATGTACTCGATATGCCGCACGATTCCGTTGAAGATTTCAGCGACTTCAAGATCCGCCTTGTCGTCCGCCGGAATAACCTTGCCTGACGGTCGATTCTGCCGCTGGTCGTTGGTGATCTGGCGGACGTGCTGCGGCAGCTTGTTGATGGTCAAGCATGGCCGAGCGTTGATTGTCTGCCCCTGCACGGCCCCACGAGTCGCCAGCACATCCGCCGGCCATTGCCAGTGATTGTCAGGCGAGCCTGCATAAAACCGCAGGTCATCAATCTCATCCTCGCGGCTCTCTGAGTAAGCCGAGATCGCCATGTTAAGCCGAGATCGAGCCGTCGCCAGCAAATCGCCCTTGGAGTCGCCCTTTTTTCCGCCGGATGAGACGGTGACTACTGCACCCATGCTGCTATTGTCAGCCATTACTTACCCTTTTTAGGAGCCGCAGCTTTGCCGCCAGCTTTACGCTGAACCGAATACGCAATTGCGACGGCCTGTTTTTGCGGCTTGCCCGCGGCCATTTCGGTTTTTACGTTGGCCGAAAATGCTTTTTTGCTTGCGGATTTCTTCAGAGGCATTACTTTTTCCCCTTTTTGCCATCACGCCCCCATCCAGCCGGTAGGCCCCATGTAAGGACGGGGCTTTGCATCCACAATTTCTCGTTTTACGGGTTTTGCACGCCGTATGCCCTCACAAGCATACCGCAAAGCGTCAATAACATGGTTATTTTTATCCTCAATTATAGGCAAAACCTCTTTAGTCTGCGGATCTATCTTGTAACTATAAGAATTAAGCTCATCAATAAGATGAACACAGCGAGGATGCACCACAATATCGTGCGACTGTAAGAACGCGATGCCTTCCTCAACCGAGCCCTTTCCCTTTGCCGCTGCCTGTATCTTAGGGTAGCCATGTTTTTGCATGTAATTGATGGTTTCAGGACGCGCTGAATCCGCACGAATAAACCACTTGCGCGATTCTGGCACGCGGTCAAACAGGTCAGGCAAATTCACGATCTCACACCCGATCATGTATGCCTCGTAATCAACGTAAAGTCGGTTCCCCTCAATAGAACACCGCACCAGGACGGAAGGATCGACGCTGAATCCCCAGTCAGCGCCAAGCCGATATATTGTCCCGTCCGGTCGTTCAAACTCTTCCACCGTCCAATTCTTGAACACTCGTGCTTCGGAGTTCTTCAGGTACTCGCCACGCCATACGTGCTGCCACTTGTCGGGGTCACGCTTGCGGTCATAGTTCATTTCATCCCGCAACACATCAGGAAACCACGGGTTGTCCTCGTAATTGACGGGAATAACCACGGCATCAGGCGGGGGCGTGTCACCGCGTAGCAGCATATCCACCGGGTCATCAGAGCTATGCGGATTCCATGTAAACCACAGCTCACTGCCTGGCTTACGGATTGTCGGGCGTAGCAGGTCTAGCGAACGCTGGCTTAAGCTCTGCGCTTCTTCAACCCAGGCTCGGTCATAGCCTTCCAGCGACTTAATCGAGTCTGCCGTGTGATTCTGCATACCCTGGAAGATAATCAACCCCGGCCCATGCTTACATTTGATGACGGCGTCTTGCACCTCAAAATAAGCCCCGGCGTTCATGGTGCTGATCTTGTGCTCGATCAACCGCTTGACCGATTGATTAAGCGACTTTTGGATTTCCCGCACACACACCGAGGATTGCGACTGATCCATGATGTGTGCCTCGATCATCATTTCCGCAAAACAGTGCGACTTGCCAGAGCCCCGGCCACCAAACGCGCCTTTATAGCGAGACGGCTTGAGCAGGGGCAGGGCCCATCGAGGCGTGTCAATCTTGAGCGTTGTCAACCTTTCACCTCATAGTCTTTGAACACCACTCCCTTGCTTGCATCGCCCACCTTGCAAGCCCGTACCCAACAAGTCTTTCCATTCGCCAGCCGTCGCAAATGCCCGCGTCTATCGTGCAGCCGTGGAGTAGCGTGTGTGCCACCGCGGTGTTCCTGCTTTGGCTTTGGCGGTTCAATCTTTACCGTGTGCCACGAGAACAACGGGGCTTTGCCTTTGGCCTGCAATCGCTTACTGGTAAGACCTTCCTTCACTACTGGCTGATACGCTTCGCCACCTTGCGCCAGTGCGCCATACCATAGGGCCAGCATACGCATCACCATCTGGACATTTTGCTCGCTTGGCATGTCGTTACTGAGCAACACGATCTTGCCGTCCTGCACAGCGTAAGTGAAGTATCCCAACGTATTCGGCGTACCGCTTCCCACTCTCACCCCGGCACTGACCTGAATGCCGTCCTCTGGATCATCGCCATCAACCGTCACCAGCACTTCATGCTGCCTGTGATCTTTCTTTCCGCTGCATACGAAATAGCAGCTTTGGAATGGCGGGCGAGCGTGTTCAAGAGTCAATTCCAGCGCAGGCACATCGGCTTGATGCAGTGCGCCGGAAATGTCAAACCAGAATCCGTCAGCCGGATCACCACCGGATTCGGCATACACCTTCACCCACTCACGAATCAGTGGTGTCACCCCTCACCCCCCGTAGCTTTTGCGAT